AGAAAAATATAAATCAGACCCACAAGGTTTAACTAAACTTATCAATTCATTTCTAACGCCTATGACAGATATTATATTGAAGTCAGGTGGCACCATAGATAAGTACATGGGCGATTGTATCATGGCATTTTGGAATGCACCACTAGACTGTCCTAATCATCAAGAAAAAGCAATAATTGCTGCTTACAAAATGAGAGAAAAAATGAGAGAGTTAAAATTAGGTTTTAACATAGGTATTGGCATAAACACAGGTACCGCAGTTGTAGGTAATATGGGTAGTGAACAAAGATTTGACTATTCTGTATTAGGTGACGCAGTAAATCTAGCAAGTAGATTAGAGGGTCAAAGTAAAGAGTTCAATACAACGATTGTGATAGGCGAAGACACATATAACACAGTAGAGAAATCATATAATAAAATGTACAAATTAGGTACAGTTACCGTTAAAGGTAAATCAAATAAGGTTAAGATATACTCTATAAAATGATATAAATAGTAGTATGGCAACGGTATTTGATAAGATATTAGATAAGACAACAGGTCCTAAATCATACGACTGGTACAGAAAAAAAGTATCATCAATGACAACACCTGGTGCAAGAAGTCTAATAAACAAAGGCAAGGCGACATTAAGACCGAAGTATGGTATTATGAATCTTTTTGGTTATGACCCTAAACACAAAGATAGACTACCTTACTATGATACCTTTCCGTTAATATTTCCTCTTGAACCAGCAAAAGGTGGTTTTATAGGATTAAACTTTCATTATCTACCGCCTCTTGCGAGAGTTCGATTTTTAAGAAGTTTAGCAAATACAACTACTGATAAAAAATTTGATAAGAGTACAAGATACAAAATTAATTGGCGAAACAATACGTTTATGAAAAAGACAGCAAAACATTATTTGTTCAATCATGTAAGAACATCATTTTTGAACATCACAGCAGAAGAAATGGCGATTGCAATATTTCTACCTGTTGCAAGATTTAAAAAAGGAAGACCATACTAATGGCGATATTTAGAGCAGGTAAGAGATTAGGTCCTTTTGATATACGAGGTGGTATATCGAGAGGTGACTTTAAAACTAGTGCCTATCACAAGACAGATAGAGATCCTAGATTCAAACAACAGGCAAATGTTGACAACACAATCGGTCGTTTCAGATCGGCGATGGCGGCAGCAGAGGGTTATGCCAGACCAACAAGATTTGCGATTAGAGTTTTCCCACCTGTAAATTTAGAAGATCAAATAACACACGGTCAAAGAGCAGTGTACAATAATGGACAAGTTAGTTCACCTCAACAATATGATGGTGTGCCAATGGGTGATTTTGATAATCCACCGAGTGGTAAATATATGAATGACTTGTTATCATCATATGGTAGAGGAATAAATATACATTGTGACACAATTGTAATGCCTACTAAACAAATGCAGACGCAAGATGTTCAGTACGGATCAGAACCAGTGAGAAGTATGGTTCAGACACACGAATTTCCAGGTACGATTACTGCTAGTTTTTATGCAGACAAATATTTAAGAGAAAGACAATTCTTTGAGGCATGGCAAAAGATGTGTGTAGGAGAACATACACACAAGGCAAACTATTACGACAGTTACATTGGTAAAATGCACATATACCAATTAGGTGCAGATAGTGAAGTTAGTAGAGATATGCCTACCTATGCAGTAGAGGCGATGGAAGTATATCCTTTTCAAATAGGAACAATAGATTATGGTTATGCTAAGACAAATGATGTTGTAAAAATCAATATTGAATTTGCATATAAATATTGGCGTAATATGGCGTCAACAACAAAAAGTTTATCATTTGGTAGAAGCACACAGGCGCCAGCAGATGTTAAAGCCAGAGATAGTGGATTGTTTGGTATGTTACCACCTGAATTACAAAGAGCAGGAAGAGAAGTATTTGGACAAGCACGAACAGTACTTAACCCAATAGGAAGAATATTCGGAGGGAAAGTTTTCCCACCATTTACATAATAACTATATAATAAGGAGAAAATATTATGGCACTACCTAAACTGACAACTCCAACATATGAGTTGGAAATACCATCAACGGATGCTAAGATTAAGTATCGACCGTTTTTAGTAAAAGAAGAAAAGATACTTATGATGGCGATGGAGAGTAAGGCAACTGCTGATATAACTCAGGCCGTAAAAGATATTGTAAGTGAGTGTACATTTAACAAAGTGAAGATAGACGATATGCCTATGTTTGATGTTGAATATATATTCTTACAGATAAGAGCAAAGTCTGTTGGTGAAGTTTCTAAATTGAAACTATTATGTCCAGACGACAAAAAAACTTATGCTGATATAGAGTTAGACTTAAACGAGGTTAAAGTTCAAGTTGGTGAAGATCATACTAACAAGATTGAATTAGATAATGGTATGGGTATGATTATGACTTATCCTACTATCGATTCTTTTAGAGATTCTGGCATAAGAGATATCAATGCTAATAATATGTTAGAGGTGATTAGTGGTTGTATAATGCAAATATATGAAGAAGAAGGTAAAAAAACATACGATCCTAAAGATCAAACTAAAAAAGAGTTAACGGAGTTTATTGAACAATTGAATACTAAACAGTTTAAGGATGTACAAAAGTTTTTTGAGACCATGCCTAAATTAAAACATGAAATTACGATAAAGAATCCGAAGACTAAAAAAGAGAGTAAGGTAACATTGACAGGACTCAACGATTTTTTCGCATAGCCCTTTCACATGATAGTTTAGAGAATTATTATACAACTAACTTTTCTCTAATGCAACATCATAATTATTCTCTTTCTGATTTAGAGAATATGCTACCTTGGGAAAGGGAGATATATGTGGATATGTTAATCACATATATTAAGGAAGAGAACGAAAAGACTAAACGAGCACAACAAAACAAAGGAAAATAATGAGTGAAGAAAAAATAGTGGTATCATCTGACGAAAAGAAGGTATCTAAAAAAGTAGCAGTTGAGTTAGAAGTTGATACATCTATCAAAGATTTAGGTCCTAATCCATATGCTAAATTAATACACATGGCGAGAGCTATAGACGCATGGAGAATATTTCCTAGATTGTTTTTAACAGTTTATATCGTATTGTTATATAAATGTGTAATATGGTATATGAATTTACAGGCACCTACTATGGAACAAAGTGGGTTAATCAGTATCGTTGTTGGTGCTGGCGCTGCTTGGTTTGGTCTATACACAGGAAGTAAATCAAAAGGAAAATAATATGTTCAACGCACAACCATTCGCACCAGGTGTAGGTTCATCATTTAATGCTGATTCTGTAGCGTTATCTTCCGATAGAACATCAAGAGATACAGTTAAGGTTCTTAATGAAGTCAAGTCACCCTTGATTCAAATGAGTGAGTTCTTTGCAGGTATTGATTCTGGTATTATAAAACTTGTTGATATTGCTAAAAAGAGTTTAGGACTTGATAAAGAAAGTTTAAGATTAGAAAGTCGAATTGCAGATATCATGGCGTCTGATTTAGTGTTAGAAGAAAAACAAAATTTAGCTGCTCAGTTAAGAGGTCGGGATGCAAATATAGCAGGCGAGGATACAGACAAAGAACCAGGTGAGAAATCAGAAAAGATAAATTTCATAGACAGTTTAAAGAAAGCATTTGATGATCTAACAGGCAATCAAACTTTAGGTGAGATAGGTAAGATATTCTTATTTGCCACAGGTGCATTAGCATTAGCTAAATTTGGTGAGAAATTTCAAAAAGAAGTGGCAAGTGTATTAAAGTATATAGGTGAGAGAGTGCTACCAGGATTTAAAGAGTTAGATGAAGATATACGAGAGAGTGAAACAAGTTATCTAGGACTTGGTGGTGCCATTAGTGCTTCGTTTTATAGAGTTGTAGGTGCCTTTGGTAGACTTGCTAAAGTTGGTACTGTAAGTGCTCTTAAATTTGTTGATAATTTAATAGTAAATATTAGAAAACTTTTTGTAGCACCAAACAATCTGTTAAAGTTGTCACAGGTAACATCTGTTCAATCATATATTAAATCCATAACAGGACCAGGATCATTCTTAGGAAAGATAGGTTCGTTTCTTGGTAAAATAAGTAATCAATTAACAAAAGCTGCCTTATTT